ATCATTATATGAAAAAATAAACAACACCTTTGAAACATCAATAGTAATACCCGAAAAATATTTGTCTTGGAAATTCGTATTTTGTGTAGGATCTATTAAATGCGTCAAAATACCTATAATCTCTCTACCTTGTTCAGTCTTACTCACCTTGTCCAATTCATCAATATATATAATCGGGTTCATACACTTTGAATCCATCAATATATCAACAATCTTACCCCATGTAGAATTCATATACGTATAACTATGCCCCTCTAAAAATGAACCATTACTAGAACCTCCTAACGCTATAAAATGAAAAGGGCGTGACTCATTATTCTTATTTGTTAAACATTTCGTCAAACCCTTGTTCGCCAATGACGTCTTACCTATTCCCGGCGACCCTTCAAAACCAAAACTATAACCATTCTTTTCACCATTCATCCATTGACCAATAATCTTCATAATCTGTTTTTTTGCATTCGCATGACCATGTATAGAATCATCCAGAATCATTTCCATGTTCTTTATACCCTCATTTATATCATTCACCTTGTTTTTTAATAATTTATATTCATTAATAATACCACATGCCGACTGTTTATTATTACAAATCTCGTCGTATATTTTAAAAATATAATGAGAATCTAACTGTGTATCCATAGACTCTATAACACTTTTACATATATCTGATTTAGACTTTTTCGTCGTGGATATAGACCTCAAACACTTCATCTTAATACACATATTCACAATATTCACTATCTTATTTATCTTCTTTAATGTACAATTATGAATATTATTACGAATATACGTTTTCACATGATTTAATGACTCCAACTCTGCATGGTCTACATATCTACTAATTTCTGAATTCGTATATTTACCTTTATTCACAAATATATCTGTTTTAAATAAATGCATATAGGTTGCCCGCATAGTCTTAAATAAATCATTGTTCTCCTTCATTATCTTTATTATAGGCTCTTCATAAAACGTTTCAAATGGGATTTTTACCAAACCTTCCAAATATTGTTTCGTTTTTGCCGTCATATCATCGGATTTACCTTTCATTTCTTGCAATTTAGTAATCGCCTTCTCCTTTATCGTATCATCCACTCTCAATAAATGTATCTGCTTCTCTAAACTAATCTTATTCGTCTCATATTTCTGTATCAACTGTTGATTCTGCTTCACATTCGTTTTTACAATATTTTTAAAATTTTGTCTAATATTTATTGGAAAACTATTATACAACGTATTTCCAATTGTCTCCGTTTCATTCTCATTCGCAATTGTATTAATTAAATCATATAATATATAACACGCATATTGAATATCATTGTCCTCTTTAAATAACAATAAGTTCATTAAAAAATCTCGTTGACCACAAATATCTTTTTCTAGAAATTTCTTTACAACAACATCTATATGCGTTTGTTTAATAAAATCCACGTCTTTTAATACCCCGAAAATACGCTTCTTAATATCTTCTTTACTATAAATTAATATATCCTTCAACGTTAATGACCCAATAATGTTTTTAAATATTTCCTTTTCATTTTTATTATACGCCTTCAGTGAATCATTCAACTCATCTAAACGATAATCTATGTATTTATTTGTCAAACAACACAAGGGCATATCATCAATCACACCATTTATAATAATCGTCTTTTTCTGCTGTTCACTATGAAAAATCACACTCACATGATTCAACTTATCTATAGAACAACCCTCTTCACCATCATTCTCATAAATACATTCTATGTTATTAATGTTCTCCACATCAATCGTATTTTCACCTAACTTATTTGTACATATAGAATTAGAACGACACCTCCTCTTCGCCTTCCAAGCCACTATTTTATATCCAATCGGATTTAAATATTTCTTTATAATACAAAACTTATCCTGCAATATACCCGTGTCAAACTTCACCGTCTTAAATTCATTGCCAAATGTAACATACAATAAATCCGTTACATGTTTTGTACCAAAACCACATATAACTAAAGATAACTTGTCAATAATTGTCTGCAAATTATTAATATTCTGCTCCATGTTCTCCACATCACTATTATTTTTCTCTTGACATACATTCATCTTGTCATATAAATCAATTAAAATAGATAAGGACAACGTAATATCATTTTCACTAAATAAGTTATTGTTTTTATGGATTTTTATCGATAATATCGTATCTTGAATAATACCCTTCATGTAAATAATTTTATTCTCAATCAAGTCTTTGGAACTACTATTGAGAACATTGTTATTTACTTTCGCCCTTTTCATTATATTGGATATATATAAAATAGAAATTTAATATATACTTGGTACTTAACATTCACTAAACCATATAAACATTATTTTATAAATATAGCAATGGGTATACCAAGTTATTTTTCTAAAATCATAAAAGAATATGCTGCAATAATACGTAACATGAATATTTTAAAAGATGTGTCTTTTGATCATTGTTTCATGGATTGCAATTCAATCATATACGATTGCGTACACGAATTGGACCAATCAATGGATAAATCTATCTTTGAAAAAACACTCGTAGAAAACGTTATTCAGAAAATTAAATATTACGCTGAACTAATAAAACCATCAAAAACCCTGTATATTGCATTTGACGGCGTAGCACCTTTTGCAAAAATGGAACAACAACGAACAAGGAGATATAAAACCTATTTTACATCCACCTTATCATTTACTAACGAACCCAACAAAGACAAGTGGAACACCTCTGCTATAACACCCGGAACAGAATTTATGAAATATCTGTCTGAACAAATACAATACGCATTTTCATATTTAGAAAATACATACCAAATACAAAATATTATCGTATCCTCTTCTGATGAATGCGGAGAAGGCGAACATAAACTGTTTGAATATGTACGCTCACAAGATTTTAAACAAGATAACGTCTTTTTATATGGACTGGATTCGGATTTAATTATGTTATCTATATACCACCTGAAATATTGCAAGAACATTTATATATTCCGTGAAGCACCCGAGTTTATAAAAAACGCATTACCCATCACCGTAAAAGAAAACAATGACACTGATATCTACTTTTTGGATATTTTTCATTTGGCAAATTGTATCATACAAAATATGAGCTGCGTAGATAAGAAAATAGAAAGAGCATATGATTATATATTTTTATGCTTCCTTTTAGGAAATGACTTTTTACCACACTTTCCCGCAATGAATATCCGATCACATGGAATAGACACATTATTATCCATTTATAAAAATACTATCGGTAATTCTAGAGACTCCTACCTAATTAATAAAAACGGAAACATAAATTGGAAGAATGTACGCACTATTTTAACAGAAATATCCAAGAATGAAACCACCTTTATACAAAAAGAATATTCTTCGCGCAATCGGTTTGATAATTACAAATACGCCGAAACAACCACAAAGGAAAAGGAACTACTATTTCAAAATACACCGATTATTTATAGACAACAAGAAAAATATATAAACCCAAATATTGAGTTCTGGGAATCACGCTATTATAAATCACTTTTTAATCAATGCCCCACAAAAGAATTTATTAGCGAAGTTGTAACTAATTATTTGGAGGGACTGGAATGGGTATACAAATACTATACCAAAGGATGCGTAGATTGGAAATGGAAATATAAATATCATTATCCACCGTTATTTGTTGATCTTGTAAAACAAGTTCCACACTTCGCAATGGACTTCTTAAAAGAAAAACCTAAAATGCCATTTTGCCCAGAAGTACAATTATGTTATGTTTTACCATCACCCTCACATTTTTTACTACCAACAAAAATTCAAACTTTTATCGCAAACAATTATAAAGAACTATATCCGGATCATTATACGTTTGAATGGGCATTTTGTAGATACTTTTGGGAATCACATCCAATGTTACCAACAATACCTGTAACACTACTAGAATGTTGGAATACACAGTTTTTATTACATCGTTAAAAATGCTTATTTTATCGTAAAATTGATCTTTTATTTATTTAAATTATCAATTATATATTAAAACAAACTTAAAGAATGACGTCATTGAAAGATCCAGTAAATACACAACAAGGTGGGTGGGGTTGTCTTTTTGATAAATGGTTAACAATTCCAATGAACCAGCGATGCTATTCTTGGCAGGAAGAAGAGCATGAAAAGTTTATTAACGACCTGTTTACCATGTTTGAAGAGAACAAATATAAATTACATATGGGTATTTTTGTAATGTTGGAACATAATGGTAAGAATGAGGTGTATGAAGGACAGCAGCGATTACTCACTACTGTCATGATTTTAAAGGTCATTGGAACATTATGTCCGAAATTAGAAGATACTATTAATAGATTGTTAATAAAAGACAAGATTTTGTATGAAGATAGGTTAACTGAAACAGAAAAAAAAATAGCATCAAATGGTCTTCATGTACCAACATTTGATTGTGTTAATCCAGATGATAAAAATGCTGTAGTTGATATTATTAATAATCGTTATGTACATTGGTCTTCTTACCTATCAAAGGATGGTAGCAATTATATTTGTAAAGAATGCAACAACTTTTCTACGAAACGGGAAAAACAATTCATCAAACATATTAATGATTTCCATTACAATAATGGTACCTGTTGTAAAGATAGAAAAAGCTTGTTATATTCAACTTATGATTATATGTATTGCACATTTGTTGATAAAGGCGTAGATGAGGCATATCTAATTAAACTGTATCAATACATTATGAATGGTATTCGTTTACAAATGAATGTTACAGATGATCCTGAATATGCTTGTAGACAATTTGAATGGCAGAACAATAGGGGTCGGTCGTTAGAATCTCTTGATGTATATAAGAATTCTATTATGTATGAAATACCAGATGCTAAAAAGGATTTCGTATATGAAAAATGGATGGAATTAAAAAACAAAAAACATCCTGTCTATAAAGATTTTGGACAAAAAATGTTTGGACTAGCAATTCAAATATACAACAAAAAAATCGTAAGGAATATAGACGAAAAACTGTATAGATGTCTTATTTGTCACGAAGATACATATACAAATGTAGTATCCTTTTTTGGAATTGTTGAAGATTTGTTTGACATTATGCAAAAGATTGATGAACATAGATTTGGAAAAATACTTGGAAATAAACATTCAAAAATGTCATTGGAAGGATATATGTGGTGTCTGTTACCAATTGCATATGTGACAAAAAAAATAGATGATAAACTACTTTATCTGTTAACCAAGTGGAGCATCCGAAACATTCATATAAAAACTATGACTTTTAATAATCTGGTATACTCTGATGAGTTTATCAGAATTAGTAATGAACTTGTTACTAATGTAAATTTGGATTATTATACTAGAATTGAAGAATGCCTTCGTAAAAATAAGGATACTAGAATAAAATGTAATAATGCATATAAAGAATCAATGGAAGTTACTGTACCCAATAACAATAAAGCAAAGTGTATTCTTATGTTTTTAGAAACTGTTGAAACTACTGATTCGCATATTCTCCCATCCAATTATACCATTGAGC